TTCAACAATTAGATTAAGTTGTTCATTTGATAGTGGTACACTAGCCATTGTTTTTATTCTTTCTGTAGTTGTGAAGCGGATTGATTGTGAACATATTGCGAATCTTATTTTTTCTTACTTCATCTAGCCATTTGTTTATATTAAATAAATAAGCTGAGATATATACTGTTGATCCAAATATGAATCCCCATTGTTTTGTTTGAATACTATAAGCTACCCAAGCACATTCGGTGGCAATACCTACTAGATACCCCCGCCAATTTTTGTGACCAACCATCAATAGACCAATCACACCAATGATTGATAATCCCCATGACCAAAGTTCGTTACTCATATATTCCTATTCTACCAAAAAGGGCGGGTTTATTCAACCCGCCCAATCTGTAAGTTAATTACTTAACGCCAAGCTTCTTCTGAATCTTAGCGACCACTGCTGCAAGTGAAGCCAACTGCTTTGTGATAGAAGCAATAAAGGCTGCAACTGTATTAGACAGTGCTTGTACTGCACCCAAAGCCAATGTTGATGCTGTGTTAGCATTATCAGCAGAGGTTTGTGCAGCGGTTGCAGCAGCTTGAGCTGCTACGGTTGTGCTATCGTTTACAACAGATTGTGGATTTACGATAGTAGTTGAATAGCTAAGTGCCTTGCCCTGCAAAGCAGTTGCAATAGAAGCGTCACTAGTCAAAGTAGCATTAGCACTAAATGTACCAGCATAAACTGGTGCAAAGTAAGAGCTTGTAGCCTGTCCATTTACAAACTGTACATAAGTACCTGTTGTGTATGATGAACCTACAGTACCGTATCCAAACAATGCTGTTGTGATACCTGCACTGGTGGTGAAGCCACCGAATGCTGTGTTTGCAGCAGAGAAAATCTTGTAATTGCCATCTGCAATTGGATTTCCTGATGAATCACGAGCTGTTAGGATCAATGTTGCCTTATCACCCATGTTGTATGAAGTCTTATCTCCAGTAGCAACGAGTGAAACAATTGTTGATGAGCCAACTGTAAATGTTACTGGTGCAGAAGTTACTTTCAAACCAGTCGCATTTGATGTCCAAGTTACGGTCAATGTTGCAGAAGAGCCTGAAACTGCATTAGCTGCGAATACTGGCTGAACAATATAGTCGCCTGTACCAAGTGCGTTTGCACCAGTTCCGTTATCTTCTACTACGTTAACTGTACCTGTCAATACATTTGTGTTTGATGATGTTGCTGTAAATACACCATTTGATGTAAGTCCACCAACAATGTTTCCAGCTGCATCAAACGCTGACAATTCAATTGCAGGAGTACCCGCAACTGTTGCTGTGTTGTTTGAGTTTGAGTTATTTACACCCAATGCTTGTCCAGCTTGTCCTACATATAGGTTCTGCTTCACCTTGAAAGATGAAGGAGTTGTATTGTAAAAAACAACTGTCTTTGTAGCAATAGTATTAACTACTCCATTTGCATCTGTGTATGACAAAGTAATTGTTGATGTACCAGCAAGTCCACCTGACAATACCTCAAAAGCAGCATTTCCGCTTCCGTCTGTAACGGCGGTTGCCACGCCTGCAGCAGTTCCAAATGATGCACCAGCTGTTGCTTGTCCAGCAACAAGAGCAGGTCCAGAAACGATTGCAGTGATTGTCTTACCATTCAATGGCTGTGGTGTTGCCTCGTTGTCCTTCAAAGTTACCTTGATTGCACCTGCTTCAGAAACAGTTCCGATAGCACTCTGTGGTGTAGCTGCAGTTGCATCAACCGAAGGTGATGCAGCAACTGTTGAAGCTGCTGTTGCAGTTGTTGACTCAATGTAATATGAAGATGAGTTTGCAGCACTAAATACTGGCGCTGAACCCCATGTAATAACTTCTGTCAAAGCCGAAGATGATGAATTAACTGGGTTAATTGAGATCACTTGGTTTCCAGAAACATTTGAGTATGCGGTTACTGTAAGTGTTTCAGTCCCAGCAAATGCAGTACCAGAAGCAATGCTTGAACCCTTAGACCAAGCAAATCCTCCTGTTGAATTTGTGTTATTCTGATTTGTTACTGTTCCGCTGCTTGCTGTGGCTGAACCCCATAGTTGTCCCGAACCCGAAGATGTGACAACATAAGCGGAATCTGCAGAACCCGCTGTAATAGTTACGGTTACAAAATGCAATCCGTCTCCAATGGCGTTAGCAGTACCACCAGCAGTTGAAGTACTAGCAGTATGAGATACTGCGTTAGTTACGTCAACTTGTGCGTATGTTGCAGCGTGTGCAGACACATTGGACAAGCCAGCAAATGTCAAAGCACTAATCACTACAAGACTAACTTTCTTTCTTACGTTCATTTATACCTCTCGTATACGTCGTTTGAATCCCTGTACAGGATTATCGTACCCTAACGGCACGAATACTCTATTGTATCTTAATAGTACGCTTTGGTCAAGCGTATCAGGATATTCTCAGTTTTTCCTTACTTGCTTTTGTTGTTTTACAATCTGAAATGGTCCAGATGTATAAATATCATTGTTAGCTGCAATTTCAAGAGCCTTCTCTACACTTGCACCAGCGTACAACGCACCAATAGCGAATTGAGAACCATTACCAACTCCGTATATGCCGTCGCTATTCAGCAATACACTAAAATCATTTCCAATATCAAATACTTCTCCATCAAACGCAAATAGCATACTAAAACCAGAGTCCTTGTCATTTTGATCAGGTTTCCAGTTATTTTCCTCTAGGCAGTCTTGCATTGCAGGAATAAACTTAGTAATCATAAATTTGTAAAGGTTCTCACGTTCTTTAATTGTAGGCACTGGTGGAATAAAGATGTGCTGTAAGATATCGCATGGCGTTGAATCACCACTACCTGCAATTAACCAACCATTATTCTTTGTAATCTTTTCCATCTTTGAGTGACGATTTGGACGTGAGCCATCTGTAACTTGAGAGTCTGCACCCATAGTAACATTACCATTTTTACAGACTGCTACGATAGTTGTCATTTACCCAACTCCTCCAAAATAGATTCTGCTGTACGTGATTCAATACGCTCAGTAATTTCGCCTTTTTGCATGACAAAAATCTGAGGGATACTCTTAATATTATAATATTCTACAATAGAAGGATCAATCTTGTCAACATCTACAAGATAATAGTTAGTTTCAGGATCCATTACTGATACCTTGCCATAATGTGGCTTTAAAGCTCTACATGGACTACACCAAGCAGCTGTGAAATAAACTACACATTCATCTTCAGCCTGAAATTCTTTTACATCATCTGTTACTTTAAGCAATTATTTCCTCCGCTGAAATTGGTCTTCCAACATAACGATGCTTGATAATGTAATCTCTTACAAACTCAGAACCTTTTTGTCGTCCCGCCAAAATAATGACCCACCTAGGCTCAAACTTGTCATCAATACAAGTCTGGCACATGAACAAGCTCACACCTTCCAGTATAGCGGATTGGCAGGGATGAAGCTGGTCTTTCTGCTTAGAACATGAATAACATAGCATTATAAATCGTTTTCCTCTTCATTTATGTAGTCTAGGCCTTCGTCTACATAGCCCACTCCTATCTCATCTACGACTATGTATTCATCATTAGGTACTTCAATGGTATATCCGATACCACCTTCGTAGTATTCAATCAAAGATGACCAAGCACCATATCTTACAATAGTTCCGTAAACACCCTCATCTGGAATGTATACGTATTCTACGGTATCTTCCCCATCATTGTTTTTCATTGGTGTATTTTATCCCTTCTATTTCACATGGCGTCCCATATGCCATAATCAGTTTTCTTACTAGAAGTAAGTACTCCATCAATTGCATTCTTTGGGATTCGTTATACTCCATGACATTATCCTCAAATATAGTAATAGCAAGGTAATTAGGTCTAGCCCTAATTTCCATCTTCAAGCCTTTTACAGGAACTTTAATCTCCCGTATTTTTTTAGCCATCTCTACTGTATATTTAATGCTTGCCATGAAGCTTCTTCAATTTCTTCCATGTTTCAGGATCTTTGTGTTCATTGTGTTGCTTATCTGGTCTGCCAAGATCAAGATAAACTCCAGCTCTTACACCCTTTTCTTTCTTTTCAATACCTTCAATATGGCATTGTCTTATAACAGGACAATGCATACAAATTTGATCAACTTGCTTTGCCAATTCTTTATCAGCTTCATAGTCATCATAAAACCAATTGATAGGCATGTTTTTACACGCAGCAAGATGGTACCACTTTAGGTCTTGTTCATCAATACCTATACCAATGGGATCAAATAAGTTTGGCATACTTATCGCTAATCTCCCATGTCCCGCTGGAAGTTAGATTATAGCGATTGGAGTATCCCCATTTATTATTTCTAAACATACCGTTAGGTTGCATAAAGCCGTTGTTGCTTGGTGACCACTTTATAATGGTCCACCCGTCCCAAAAGAATCCTTGAGACTTGTTTTTTTCTACAAACTTGTGTGCTGCTTCGTAATCCAATGAAATCTTAGGCATTTGAAACCTTTCCATAAATGTTGCTGTAAGCCAAGAAGCCGTACTTCTTAGCGTCACTATCTGTGACATCTGTTAAATGCATATCATTAAAGTAAACTACATCGCCAACTTGAATATTAAATGGGTGAATATTGCCTTGGGAATCTCTGATCCCGTCGCCCAATTTAATTACTGTTCCACGTGATAGCTCTTGTTCCATTGCAGTAGCAGTAAGAACCAGACCAGATGCGGTCTTCATCTCTGTCTCTTCAATTTTTTCAACCAAAATTATACTACCTAGCGGTTGTATACTTGTCATTATTTTCCTTTGTTAGTAGGGCTATTATATTGTATCAGTTTTAGATAGGCTATGTCAAGCCTATTTTACAAAATATCTATAAGGAATTTCCATAGCATCCATGACCTTCATGCACTGCCTATTTCGTGGGGAGTCCCCGAAAACCAAAGCTATACTTACGTCTGATTCAATCATAGTTACATCTGAGAATGAAGACTTATCTCTAACTAATTCTTCTTTGATTTTGTAACCTTTTTGACGCAAGAATCGCTCGGTCTTGCCAATGTATTCTGTGATCATATTTTCTGCACCCTGCATACCTTTATGAACAAATACATATTCCTTATCATCTGGATAAAAATGCTTATTATCTTCAATTAATAGGGTTACTTGACGCATTAAATCGTTATAATCCATCCAGTCTTTGGTTCCAAAAACTATTACTCTCATGATTTCCTTTCTAAATACACAAGGACGGTTTCCCGTCCTTGTATACATATATACGTATATATAATTTACTTGAGAGGTGCGAATGCACCCTTCCAAATTGGTGAACCTACAGACTTCTGAACTGGCTCATCTGACTTTGTTACAGCTTCGTCATCAGCGTTATCTTCTGTGACCTCATCTGCAGCTGCAGCCTTCTCAACCTTATCATCTTCATCTGCATCGTCAGCCTTATCTACTGCACACTTGTGTGCAACAGCTTCGTTGCAATCTGGGCAAACCATTCCTGCTTTGTAAACTCCTGCACCGTTTGATGAAACGTCTGCAAGTGAATCATTGTTAGGAGCTTCTGATACTGTGACATCGCCAACTGGACGAGTCTCTTGATTTACCAAATCTGCTGATGCTGGTTGTGATACAGAAATATCCTTCTGTACTGCAATGTCGCCTTTTGGATCTGGCTCTGTTGTGTTATTTGACATATTGTTACCTCCAATCGTATAATCGCCAACATTGACTGGTGGTGTATTAACATTACCAGACTGTCTGACGTAATTTTCTACGGTTCTTTCGTCCCGCTCTTGGTCTACTGAAGAAGATGTACCAATTGCCTTAATAAAAGCATCCTTAACATCATCAATAAACTTTTTAACCTTCCAGTCTTCTGGAAGTATATTGGTTGCTTCTAGGTCTTTTGCACGTTGAATTATGTGCTTTTTTGCTGCAGCATAATTTGTTGAGCGACCTACAGACTGAATTGCGTTATGCAAATCAGTGATATTTTCAATTGGAAAAGAACCGTCTGGCATAGCATGACCTTTGTCTGCCAATTCCTTACGCTTCTCATCTGAAAATTCTCTTTTAAGTACGAGTTCCATTTACTTTGACCCTACCTCTGTTGTCGTGATATTTCCTCCAGCATATTGTGGAGTGGTCATTGAAACATCACGCCCCGTGAAAGGGCTTGAGACGTTGATAGTGCTTGGAGCGTTAACTCCGAGATCAGTCTTAGTATCGGAAACTAGCGGAGCCTCTGGGCCTGCTGCCTCAGCTACAGTAGCTGCTGCGGTAGGTTGCTGTACTCCACCTTCCTTACCTTGTTGGTTATTATCCATATTTAAATCACCACCTTTGTTAGATTAGAATTCATCTTCAATGTCATCTAAATCAAATCCTGCCTCTGCCAAAGCAACTTTACCTTGCTCTGATATAGACATTAAAGCATTTAGATTCTCATCATAAGATACTTCAATTAAGCCTTTTTGATACAAATCAACCAAAACTTGATCCATATCGTCCTGCATTGCTGCGTGGAGTTCTGGCATTACTTCTTCCAAAACTTCCATGTCAAACTTGTAAACTGGCTCACCATTTTCGTCCATACCCTCAAGAATCGCTGCACCTTCTGCAATTAAGTATTCCATAATTGCTTGATGCTCTTCATCAAAAGGATCGTATTCCAATGGCTTAACCTTTCCTCATATCTTATTATACACTCAATAAAAATAAACGCACCCCTGGCTGGAATTGAACCAGCGACGCTTGGCTTAGAAGTCCAACGCTCTTTTCCACTGAGCTACAGGGGTAAATACAAAAGCTACCGTTTCCAGTAGCTTTTGCGGGCTGCAAGTGGGGCTTGCATAATTACATTATAGTAGGCTTTAGAGTGCTTGTCAACTGCCATTGCCAGAATCTGTGTTGTTCTTGGCGTCCTGCGATAAAATTGCAAATGCCTTGATAATCTAATTCATTAGAGATATCATATACTTTATTCAATTGTGCCAGTACGACTACATTGGAGTTTACTAGCTCTTGAATCATCTGTCGGGCATTTAGATCTTCTGAATCATTAATCTCAAACTCTGGGCTTGTAGACATCCATGACTTTAGACCAAATGGGGCTTTAGCTCCAAGCTTGCGAATATTTTCTGCAATAGGGTCAATGGACTCATAAACATCTTCATAAATTTTAAGAAAGAATTTGTGATACTGTGGGAATCCCGCACCTTCTACGTTCCAGTGGTAACCGTGTGTTTGTGCATACATCTTTACAACCATTGATTTAAGAACTTTTAATTCATTAATTAAATCTTCATTACTTGCCATTATTTGCTCTCTTTCTTGTGCAATTCTGCCACCATATCTAACAATATATCAGCATCTGGTTTATGAACATCGTTTTCGGTGTATAGAGCTTTCAAAGTCTTTTCATCTTCTTTTCTTTGAGACCCCTCGCCCATCATAATAAGCAACATTGCAACTGGAATAAACAATCCAATCGGAAAACTTGCCCACATATGCGAAACATTTAAGATAATGGCTGACATATACCCAGACATTCTGGCTGGATACTTGTCTACATAAAAAGATATATGATTGATTATTTTGCTCATATATCTAATTATACATTATTTTGATACTTTGGCGTATCCCGTCTTCTTTTTGTTCATTGAGCCTGGCTTCTTTGTGCCTGGTTCCATATTCTTGATACGAATTTCTAGGGCTTTCTTAATCTTTTCTTGGTTATGCTTGCTTCCCATATTTATCCTTTGTTAGAAACCCCGCCCAAAACGAGCGGGGTCCTTTAATTATACCTTACTTGATCTTGATTTGTCTAGGCTTTGCAGACTCTGGAAGCTCCCGTTCAATTTTAACGGTAAGCAATCCATTATCAAGAGAAGCAGATTTAACAATCATATACTCACCAAGTGTAAAGGTTTGTGTGAAATTGCGACCAGCAATACCCTTGTGGATATACTCTGATTTTTCATCATTTTCACGTTCACTCTTGATAATCAATGTGTCTTTATCTACTGTTACATCAATATCTTCACGGTCATACCCCGCAACCGCCAACTCAACAACATAATTGTCTTCGTCAACTTTCTTTACGTTATATGGGGGGAATGAAGATGTTGTCTTCTTATTTGTTTCCCATCTTACAAATTGATCTCCAAACCCTAGAAAGAACGGGTCATTGAAGATAGATTGGATATGTGAGAATGGGTCTTTATATACTAGATGTGTCATTTTTACTTGCTCCTTTTCAGCGAGTTAGTTAGATTGGCACTCCCTATCGGCGAGGGCTAAATATATTATATCAGATTTTATTGGTTACTGCGACCTTTTGGATCGCTATGATTACCGTAGCCTACTGTTTGCTTCCCGTCATTTTGTGGCGGGGAATTGTAGGTTGACATCCAGCTTCCAGACTGTCTTCCCCCAATTACTGGGGCAAATGAACCATCCCAAAAACTTAAAGAACCAATACCTTCTTGTTTATTTTGGTTTACTTGACCTGACGCATCATCTTTAGTTAATTGTTCTCTTGTTTGATGAGAGACTTCATCAACATCATTGTCAGAATCTTCTTTCTTTACTGGTATGCAATTAGGAACTGTCTTTCCATCTTGTTCTTTTGTTCCCGCATATGCATATCCATCCCAGCAAGGTCCTTGACCTTTGCTCATACAATACATGCACTTTTCTGTATCTGAAATGTAATGATGATCATTTCCAAGGTCATCGCATCCGCAAGTCATGCACTTACGTGAATAATTTTTTTCTATCTTTATTGGAGAAAATACACCATCCCATGATGCCTCACCTTTTTCAACTTTATTTGCTCTTTCTACAATGGCACGTGACCAAGAATATCCTGCATCCCCGCCCCATGCATACCACATAACTTTACCATGTGATGGTTTATCCCATTCTTTTCCTTGCTTATCAACTTCGTGACGGGAGAAGAATGAATACATACGTTTAACAGTGTCAAGAGACAATGATTCACCATTTACAATTTGATGTGCACGGGTCCAACCAACATTGGTTCCTGCCCCATTAGCTTTGCCTTCTTGTTTCCATTTAATTGCTTTTGCTGCTGCAGACTTCATTCCTGAAGTTGGCTTGTATCCACCTTCTGCTTTTACAACTGGTTCTGTCACTGCTAATGCCTCCAATGCCGCTTTTGCGTCTTCTTCTTTAAAGAAACAACCTATTGATTGTCCTGTTCCAACCTTAATTACTGACCATCCATGTTGACAATCAGCAGTATTAAACTCAATTTTCCAGCCCACTCCCCCGCTTATGCGACCAGAATTTGCTGATGATTCTCCTGCAATTGTTCCACGTTCTTTTTTTACGTCAGGTACATTTGCATATAATGCTCCAAGCTGTGCTTGTGCTTGAACTTTTGAAGGGTGTGTGCCAACAACTTTACCAGTCGCATCTACTACGACTTTATATTTGTTACCTTCACGTTCAATATGATATGGCATTTTATTTCTTCTTTATAACCTTAGATACTGAAGCAACCAATGTTTTTACATTTAGTCTTATGCTTTTCTTTTTATTTGGTTTTGCCATCTTAGGACTCTACAGCCAATACTGCGACTTTAGGAGATCCTGATGCAGCTATTGCATAAAGCTGGTCATCTGGGTTAAGATCAAATGCTACTGCTTGTCCATAAGTCAAAGCAAATCCATATGATGTAGAAGATACCGTTGAATTACCAATAAATACTGTGATTGCCCCGTCTATATTTTGAATAGTTGTGGCAGCATTATGCTCATATGGAGTTTCTGATGCTACTGGAATACTAATCAAAGTTGGGGTTGATGAATTAAGAGTTACTACTTGTGTTGCTATTGCCATTGTTATTACCTCCAGGTTTAATTATATCATTGATCTTACGAGACTTCATTTTAGCGGGGCCCTTTACAATTTCCGCTGCGGGTAGAGTTCCATTTTTTCTAAATCTCATGGTCTCCCATAAAGCGTGGGGAAGGGCATGAATTCCATAATGGGTTCTATGATGATTTGTACACAATACTTCAAGATTTCCTGGACTTTCTAGCCATTGTTGGAATTCAGCATCATCTTTAAAATTTAAGCCAAAATAAGCTTCTATTTTCTTTATATCAGCATTTGGTATTTGGCTAAACTCTACGTGTGTATGGTGTAATTCTGGTTCCCCGCCACATAAATCATCATTAATCACACATTTCCAAAGTCCTGCTGCCTTGATTTTTTTCTTGGCTTGAAGAAAATATTTATAATTTGGATCGGATTCACGTGGGTCATGTTCTGGAATATGTGCCAGAATATGCAATGTCATATTTTGATCGTGTGCATCAGTCATTATAAACTAATTATACATTAACAGAGCCTCGTTTCAGATTTGAACTGAAGACCTTCCGCTTACAAGGCGGGTGCTCTACCACTGAGCTAACAAGGCTTGGAGCGGATGATGGGAATTGAACCCACCCCTTCTGCTTGGAAGGCAGAGGCACTACCAATATGCAACATCCGCAAGAGGACTACAGGTGAATTATTCCAGCACCGAATGACGCTGCCCTAAGAGTCTCCCGCAGAACTCATCTCACGGGTTACTTGGTTATGTGTAACTATATCCATACCTAAGGTGTGTCACCTGTAGCCTCGTGCACCAAGTAGGATTTGAACCTACAACAACTAGTTCCTAAGACTAGCGCCTCTACCGTTGGGCCATTAGTGCTTGGTTGCGGGAGTGGGATTTGAACCCACGACCTAGAGCTTATGAGGCTCCCGAGCTTCCGAACTGCTCTATCCCGCAATGCTTCCCGCCGTGGATTCGGACCACGATTCATGGCTTCAAAGGCCATTGTCCTGCCAATTGGACGAACGGGAATTAGTGGAGCAAGTAGGACTTGAACCTACGACGACCAAATTATGAGTTTGGGGCTACTGACCAACTGAGCTATTGCTCCCGATTTATTAGGCGTGTGCTTCACCAATTAATTTGTTTTCTATTAACTTTTCTCTTTCATCAACGATCTCATATGCGAAATCTTTTAATGCTTTTTCATTCTTTGCATAATGGTGACCACAGAACATAAGTTCTCCCGCCACACCTTTAACCCAAACTAACGCTTCAGCAGAACAAGAATCGCAACGGTTGCTAGGACCAAGTACAAACTGTTTATCATCAATTATTTCCTCTGTCTTTTCCGCCATCATATTCATAATTATACTCTTTCTGTTAGTTGTTTAATAATTTGCTGGCTCCCCGCCCAGGATTCGGACCTGGAACCTATTCGTTAACAGCGAATTGCAACTACCAATTGTGCTAGCGGGGAATGCTTATGTTATTCTACCTTACCAAAAGGGTTCTTGTCAATCATCTTTAACAAGTCATCTGGATTATTAATCATACGACGTTGTGCTTCAAACTTTCCAAGCTCAACCATTTCTTCTGCAAGAGTATGCATCATATCATAAAGTCCCGCAGCATAACGCTTATGCTTTGTATCTGCTGCATCAATTTCATTTCTCATATTTACTGCAGACCTTGTGAAATACTCACATAGTGCAGTTAAACTAATATAAATATCGTCTTCATCTTCAATAGTCTTGATAGTTCCGTTTGCTAACATTTATTATCCCTTGTTTGTTGTTGTCGTTATTCTACTATAGTATTTTGAAGTTGTCAACCATGTTGCGATATTCGCTATCATCGTCATCAAAAAAATCTCTAATGTCTGCAGGCATAACTTTCTTATCTGGAATACGAATAGTGTTCTTTAATCTTGCATCTGATTCCGCCTTTAATTGTGCAAGTTCATCTGCAAATACCCCAGAATAAGTATAGATTTCAACTTCTTTATCTTGGTCTGGCGGGGTCAGTGATATTGAATTAAATACTGCACCACAAACCGCATCAGACAAGTCTTTAGAGCCTTTTCTTGGGTGGTCTACTTTATCCTTCATGATACGAAGTTGTAGCAACTCATCAATCAAAATCTGAATCTTAGGTCCATGTAATCTTTCTTCAGTTAAACATAGAGACATATCTTCATAATGCTTCTTTGCTACTGATAGGATCTCAGTCTTAATCCCGTGCACTCCAAGCTGTTGCATCATGTCGTGCGAGTTCCAACGGTCAAATGTTACTAGCTTGAGGTTAAAGCCTTTATCCCGAACACTTGTTATGTAATCTTTTACCTCTGTAAAATCAACTGATTTTGATGCTGTAGGGGTCCAATATCTAACCGCATCTACTATAACTCTTGGCGCTGCTTGCTTATATTGATCGCCAATCTTCATGGTTACCCAGCCATCTACGTGAGCTAAGGCTACGGCACAATGGTCATGCTTTTGTGCCAAGTCAACGTGCATAAAGTACTTAACATCTTCTTTAGGCTTAAAATCATCATCAAATCTACCATATGAATCTACATTTAACTTTGGATTACTAAATGCTTTTTCAATTACTGCACGATTCTTAAAGAACGCATCTGTAGCGTCTGGTGGCATACAGGCAAAGCGTGACAATGCGTCTGTAGGGTCTGTATAAAAGTCAATAGTAAAATCATCAATAGTTCTGGTAGGGTTAATTTCCCATGTAGGTCTTTTCAAAGCATACATTCTAGGTACTTTATACGAGATAATATGGTCTTCTTCCCATTCCATCTCAAATTCATTTCCTTCAGTACCATCAGGCAAATCTGGATCTACCTTAAACTTGTGGTGTCTAATAACGGTTTCTTTTTCAGCTACCGCCTCGTTATACTTCTGCTGAATATAGTCATTCTTAAAACGTGGAAATGAAAGAAGAATTACTTTGCCGAAGTCTGGGAAACGGGAGTTTACGGATGCACGATACATCTTATAAATAGCTGATGCTGTTTTTGCTTGGTCATGTCCAGATGTTGATTCAAGTTCAAAGCCTGAAATTTCATCAAGGATAACCACGAGAACGTTATAGCCTTCCCATGCTTCACGCTCTGAGTGACCTGAGTGAACTGTAACTGATTTATCAAACTCAACCATATTTGCCTTGGCAATGTACTTACCTTGAAACCAAGGTGATTTTTCAATACGCTGATTAAAACCCTTGAAGAATACTCGGTTTGCCTGGATTGCGTTGATAGCAATGTTAATAATATCAATAGCATCGCCTGGTGGCTTGCCATAATATCTGGCGGGATCTGCAAGACATAGAAGCAAGTGCACCATATATGCACAAGCAATAGTAGATGTATAGTCTTTTCCAGAACCTTTGCCAAGTTGAAGAATAACTTCAGAACAAGTTTGCTTCCAAATCTTTTCACCTTCTACTTCACCGTAAACTTTGTGAAGTGTCTCACGCTTATAGATTTGAGTGGAAGCACGAATCATCTGATATTGATATTCAGACAATGGTGGTAGACCTAAATAATTTTTGCTTGTTACAAACTCTTCAAGTGGTGCTGGCTTTTCGTCAAATTCATCACCCTCAAGAGCATCTAAAAAGACATCAAAATCAGTCATTTACAACAACGGCCTCTACTTGACCAGTAACTTGACCTAACCTCTTTGATACTTCCCATTTACAATGATCACAAGATGAAGTAACATCTCTTAGAATACCAATAAGTATCTCTTGCTTTCTTTCTGATTCTAGGATTTGATCAGCCATAGAATTATCTTCTAGGACTCCCGCCTTGTTAAGCATATCAATACGCTTTGCTTCAATATCAGCAATAAGCTTAATAACTTGTGCTTTAACATTTGGAGAATCTTGTGCATCTGCTTGATTTAATGTTACCCAAGCTTCTTTGATAAGCATGTTGTAATGCTCATCTGCTCCAGCCAAAGCTTCCCTGGCACGGTCACGAACAGCTTTATTGTCATGAACGAAGCCCTTCCAAGCATCAATATAATTTTCTACTTGTGCACGGGTAAGCTCCAAGGATCTAGCAATCTGTGCAGGAGAATTTCCCTTGAGCAGTTCTTCAATAACCTTATTCATTTGATCAAATTGACCAGCTAGTGCTACTTCATTCTCTGCCATAAGCATCCTCATAACGTGTGATATCATCTTCGCCAAAATATGTTCCTGTTTGAACTTCAATAAATTCTACAGGATTTTCACCAGATTCAATTCTGTGCTTATCTCCGATTGCTATATCAATAGTATCGCCTGGGCCAACAATCATCTTTTGATCATTTATCGTAACTTCAGCTATGCCAGATACTATAAACCAATGCTCAGCTCTTTTTGTATGGCTTTGATACGAAAGCTTTTGCTTAGGGTCTACATATAAATATTTAACTTTGTAGTTATTTGATTCGTCTAGGATTCTATAAAATCCCCACGGTCTATTTTCTTTCAAGTTACCCGCCTGTACTGTAAAATCCGCCACCCTTAAATTGGATGCCGAATGAATTAAAAACTCTTACCATTTTATAACCGCATGATGGGCATGGTGGAACTACTTCTTCATCGCTAAAAGAGCGAGTGATCTCTTCTTTTGTCTCACATTCAACACAATTGTATTCATAAGTTGGCATACTTAATTATACTCCCTCAGACCCGTTCTTGTCAATGGCAATTTTAAGTAAGATTAAATAACCAATCAAATCATCAATATCATTGTCTCCAGCAAAGCCCTGATTGTTCTTTACTCTGTTAATCTTATCGTCAATTCTGACCTTTAATTGCTCTACATTGTCAGATGTAGCAAAAATTCTAACTGGTTCAATGGCTGAATTTCCATAAGAAATATTCTTCTCTATTAGAAGCTGTGCTATTTTGTGGCATGCAGTCCAAATTTCACTACCTGCGGGGGCATTCAAAGAATGCATATACAGGTCTTTACAGTTAAAACCTTCACCATCTGGGTATACTGGTCTAAGCTTCATCTCTGCTACCTTTCACCTTTTCATCTTCAATCCATTTAACATATCCATGATTCCAGTTTTGGCTACCGTAAATATGTCTTACAGCTTCCCAGTGGAATATTCTCCATTGATCCCCTGCATAACAATAAAATCCGTTTTTCTTAGCTACGTCAGTTTCATTAAAGGCTTCCATATCAACAGTTAAACCTTCCCCGCCGTCTTTATGGCTTGCTCTACCGTATGGATCATTATTATAAATACCCAAGTAGTCGCATATGCCAGAAGTCCATACGCCTGGACCAGTCAAATAATGAACGAAATGTGGCATATCATAATCTGCATTTTTCAATCTTGAAATCATAAGATCAATTACTGATTTAAGTATTGGATGACCAGCTTCTGCAGCAAATGTCCATTGGCAAAAATGGTCTTGGTGTTCTGGACAAACTATAAATCTTTTATCACTCTTTAGCCAACTTGCTATTGGCTGTAAGCAAAGCGTATCAAGATCTGCATAAATCCCGCCGTACTTATAAATTACTAAATAGCGCCACATGTCACCACGCATTACACCAACTGGGAGATTAATAAAAAGATTATAAACCTCGTCGCCATATTCTTCTTTTATAAATTGTGCAGACTGAGCATCATCCATGTATCTATACTCATATCCTGGATTCTTCATAATCCAAGTATTAATTGCCTCATGCATATATGGCTGTAGATTACCACGTGGGTCTTTATAAGTTTGCCAGATGATTTTAGGAATCAAGCTTCATAATCTTTCTACTCTGTGTCTGAAATGTAGTTTCAGTTGGAGAACCTGATACTGCTGTTCTAGTTTGTGGCTTAATTGCATATGAGTTAAATATATGATTCTGTCTGAAAAAGAACCAATCCAACGGTAACCTTACGCCTCCCGCCACAGTTTGAATAGCTTTTTCTGCACCCTTTTTACTAAGCACGTAACAAAGCATCCAATGGTCTTGATAGACTCTGCATATATTTGCCCCTACATCTAAGCCTGAGTTATACTTATGAAACTGTCCTGGCGGGACTGCAAAGAAAAATGCATCCCAGTTCTCAGGCAATTCATTCATATACTCTTTCAATAGTGGTATAAAGTCTTCTTCAAACAATATATCGTCTTCCATAAGAATAACAGAATCAGATTGCGTTGTCAAGAACTCTTTCCATGCCAAGAAATTACTAGCCCAAACTCCAATTTCTCCATAACGCCAACCTTGAATATTATCAAGATTGTAACCATTTGGATCTAAATTAAAGTCTGGATTATCTTTAATAAACTTGTTAAGCTCTTCATCATTAGAAATTTTTACAGCATCCATATCTAATTCTTTGGAATGACTCTGTAAATAGTTATTTATATTTGAAGCGTATTGTTCTCTTTCAACAGCATCTTTAAGATGAAATACTTTATGAGTTAACAACATCTTGAAACCTTGCGACATAAACTCCAGTTACTTCAAATTCCTTTGATTCAACAATATGGCTGAAAGCATTCTTAACTCTTTCTGGGCTCCAGTCCTCTTCAACGTGGATCTCATAAGGGTTGCCTTCGTGTGCATCTTGATGATAGTGAATAATTGGAATTGAAATTATTGCTGCTCTTGCCTGCTTGGATACTCTATCCCAAAGCTCAACCGCATCTGCTTCTGACATATGCTCAAGAACATCTCCAAAAATAACTAGGTCGTAGTCAAAGTTTTCAACTTTTCTAACATCTTCATTTATAACTTTGTCATATCTTTTATCTAAATTAAACTTAGATATATTAGGCTCCCAAACTTCTAGGGCTACCACCACTACACCATTACCAAGCTGTTCACGGATTATGTCTAGGTAAACTCCTGCTCCTGCCCCAACATCCAGCACAGTGCTTGGATTGATTTCTTTAATCTTTTCAGCAGTCCATGGCTTATTTGCGGGATCTGAATACGGCATTATTTTGTCCACTTTCTAGGCTTTTTAATAAATCCAAATCTTTCTAGGGATCTTTGGATAGTCATATGTGAGCACTTGGCTTCCATAGCCATGTCCACAATCTTTTTCTTTTCTACTACATATCTCTTGTAGCACCACTCTTTAGAATCATATAATTTCATTTACTGCATACCACGCTATTCCTGCCGCATCAGCGACGTTATCGGACTCAGTTTTGATGCCCAGATTTCCCACAAAGTCAATTGTCCGTTGCTTCCTTCGCTCACGGATTTTTCCTTTGATCCAGTTATCTGATTTTCCTGGGAATTCAAGTCTAATCGCCTCTTTCTCAGCCTTAGTGAAATTTTTATTTCCTAAATATGATTGCCAAGTTATCGGATGAACCTCAACAACCTCCACATTATCACTAAGTAACTCTCCCATTATAGCACCAAATACGTATGCCATCTTCATTCCCGTTGCAACTGACTTAACAGAAATGGCTGCTTCAATAACAACAAAGTCTGTGTCAAGCTCTCTTTTAAATGATCTAATCTTTCTTTTGGCGTCAAGAATTCTTTCATAAACGTCAGCTCCATCAAATGTTATTTCGCCCCATTTTACAGGAACCTTTTCATTCATCAAGCAAAAAGCAATGCTGTTTGTACTAGCGTCTATGCCTAATACTTTATGAGCTTTTGGTTTTACAAGTTTAGCGAGAGACAATTTTTACCATTTCCAGCAAATTTTTTCTCTCTTTTTCTTTTTCTGCACTGACACATTTATCACAAATTTTACCATCATTGTATCTACTTAATACAACATTGCAACCTTTGTTCTTGCAAATTCTCTTGGCCCCCGCCAAACGTGCTTTCTTTTCATAATAGGCTTCTTTTAGCTTTTGATTAGTAGCAATTCGGCAGCACTCATCAGAGCAATACTTTTGGTTGTGGGTCTTTGGCTCAAATTCTTTTACGCCCTGACAATTTTCATAAGCACATATCATTTTTCAAGCACCAAAGGCTCTATGTAGACGTCGCCTTCTTCTTCCTTCATGTCCTTCCAGCAAACAGTCTTCACAGGACAACCTTTACAGGCCCACTGTGACTTAGTAAAAGTTCTCTCTGGCAAAGTTCCAGCTTCGTATGCAGCATAAACTTTACGCATCCAATCCCAGACACCGTTAATAAGTTTAGTGTTGCGTTCATCCATGTTAATCGGAATAATCAAAAATGAATTATCATTCTTATTTTCATAGAAGAAGAAACCTTGCTCTGCACCACGAATCTTCATGTATGTTAGAAGCTGAATCTTATGGTATGGCAATCCCTGCATTTCTGCTTTGCGAATGTCAAAAATTTCCTGCTTAGCAGACTTGATTTCTCCTACAACCTCTTTGCCGTTCCACTCTATAAAAGTGTCTGCAAATCCTCTAATTGGTGGATCATTGTGGGTAACTTCTGTTTCATTTGCTTTGAAGATTGGGATTTTAGCCATGACTTTCTGAATGCGATCATGGACATACGTACCGTTATCCATATTAATGACACCCATACTATCAGTTTCATTTTCAAACTCAGCACCAGTAAAAGCAATGAACCAATATCTAGGGCAGTTACCATTACCATAACCAACACTACTAGGACTAAAAGTTTTCTTTTGTGTAAATTCATTTGGTCTCTTCCCTTCTAAGACTGCCTTCTCATACATTTCACCAAACTTAATCGGATCAAATCCATCTGGGTCTGAAATCTTCTGAAACTTTAGGTTTGCTATTAGTTCTCTACCCATTTATCTTTGCCATTCTACTCCATTTTAAAACCATATCATTCCATTCTTTTATAGTCATGGTGCTTTTAGCTTTATTACAAACAAAACAACATGGGGTACAATTTTTAAATTCATAA